CGGTCTGCCCCGGCCAGCCGGTCGCGCCGGTGGTCGAAATCAAACCAGTGACGCCCGTCGGACCAGTGTTACCCGTCGCACTCGTGCCACCCGGCCCAGTGGGGCCAGTCAGTCCTTGCGGACCTGTAGGGGTGACTGGAAACAACCCAGTCGGGCCCGTCGGGCCGAGATATCCAGTTGGGCCAGTCGATGGCCCCGTGTTACCAGTGGCCCCGGTCGGGCCAGTCTTGGCGGTAGGTCCAGCCGGCGCAGCACCCGTCGGACCGGTCGCACCCGTTTTTCCGGTCCAGCCGGTCGGACCGCCAACGTTCGTCAACCCCGCCGTGCAGCCGCCAACGTTCAACACGTTGACGACCGCAAAGAGCGTATCCCGAATGATCGAGAGGCTTTGATAGTTCCGCGGAGACGGAATGCCCGACCCGCCGCGCGCGCCAGTAGTGCCGGCCATAACAGCCTCCTGTTAGCCCGCGGAGACCACGAGCGTGCTGGAGCTATTCCAAACGGCTCCAAGAATATGAGGGTCGGAAGTCGGCGCTACAAAGAGCCACGCGCCGCCCTGTTGTCCAGTCGCGCCGGTCGGTCCAGTTTGCCCAGTCGGGCCGGTCATACCGGTCGAAGAACCCGTCGGACCAGTCGGCCCGGTCGCGCCAGTGGCCGGAACAGATGTACCGGTGACACCCTGTGGACCCGTCGGACCAGTCGGCCCAGTCGTGCCAGTGCCGGGCGGACCCGCGGAACCCGTGGGCCCAGTGAAGCCGCTACCAGCCACCCCGGTGACGCCCGTGGCGCCAGTTGGGCCCGTAGCGCCCCCCGCCGGGCCAGTCGGCCCCGTCAATCCCGTATAACCCGTCGCCGGGCTCGGGCCAGTCGGGCCCGTGGCGCCGGTAGGACCCGTCGGCCCAGTAGGGCCCGTGATACCAGTGTTGCCTCCCGTGGGGCCAGTGGCACCGGTCGGGCTCTGCGGACCAGTCGGGCCGCCGATATTCCCATTGTTGACCAGATCAACCACTTGCTTCAGGACCACCCCAATGGAGTTCAGATCGTAGAAGCGCGAGGAACGGATTTGCACAACGGCCATGGCCCTTACTCCGGTATCCCGCTAAACTACAAAACGGGGTCCAAAATTCGTCCTGGAGAGTGTTACATCTCCCAGGTGAAGAAGTCGTTACGGGCGAAGTTCCCAGTCCATCGTCCCAGCGGCCCCAGTCGCAATGGTGTTCCCGCTAATCGCAGTTGCGATGTAATACGCGAGCCCGTTCACACACTTCAACCCTGCGTGGAAGTCCGAGCAGAACTGATTGGTTGCCGCATCGGCGGTAGTCGCATAGGGCACCGGAAATTGCCATGTCGGTTTGTCCGTCCCAATGATTGGTAAACGACCAAGATCGAAAAGCTGAACCACAATCAGCGTATTACTGTGGTTATAGACAGCCATGTTATTGACCTTACAGAAACCAATATGAACCAGTGTCGGCCCTCCACCGGCGGTAAAGTCAATGTTCTGAAATCCAAACGGTCCTTGAGCCATCGTATCCTCCTCTTAGCCTGCGCCGCCCTGAATGGGCACAGCGCCGGGCCCCTTTGCGTTACCTGTCAAGGCCGTCTGCGGCCCCATGTGATTTGTGGACTGCTGACTCGGTTGCTGCCCTTGAGAGCGTGCAGCAGCATGCTGGGTGCTCTTGGGGGCACCGTCGCCCTTTGATGGGGTTCCAGGACCACCTTTGCCCTGTGAGCCTTTCATTGCTGGCCCACCGCCACCTTCGTCACCATCTGGCTCGCCGCCGCCCGGCGGAGTGCCAATATGGGTCGGCGGACCCATCGGGAGCCGCTCGTCCGTGCCCAGGATACCTGACGTAAGTTCCGTCGTGATCCTTTGAACCCCGGCCTTGACCCCCGCATCGACGCCCTTGTTGATCGCCTCCACGGCACTGGCGTTCTGCGAATTCTGCTGCTCGGCCTGCTCCATCTGATCGAGCTTATCGTCATCCGGAACAATCTGCTCGCCGGCGAGACCAACCGTGGTAGAAACCGCGCGCAAGACTTTACCGCGGCCCGCCATCCCCATGATCTTCTGGTCGAGTGGGTTAGCAGTGGTCTGGAGAAACTCCAACTGGCGCTGACGTTCGGTCTCGCGTTGGATCGCAACATTCACACCCTGAACACTGACACGCTCCTCGCCGGTCAACATGCCGCTAGTATCTGTCAGCAGGATCATGTCAAACAGCTGCAACAGCACCATCTCAACCACTTCCCGGTCGACGTTGGCGCTGACTGTCTGAAGGATTTTCGAGGCATTGCCCATGAGCATGGCAAGGCCCGACGCCGTCCGGCCCGCGTTCCCACCTGCGGAGCCACCGACATATTTCGGGATCGCCGAGACATCGTCTGCTACCCCGGTCAGATACTCCAACACCTTGATCAGCTTGTCCGAGTTGTCCAGCGGCTGGAAGAACTCCACCGGGGGCTTGGAACTGGTCGCGCCCGCCAGTAGGTTCTTGCGCGCGTGCCACCGTTTCCATGGGAATAAAGCCTCCGAATTCTCACTCGGGTCTACCTGATCGTCATCGATCACCACCTGGGGACCGGATGAAATAGAGAGATTATTAATCAACGAGCGCAAGGTCGCGTTGGACGCTTCCTGCACGTCAGTAAGCAAGTCGGTAAGGCCATTCCCAACCGGTGTCCCCGGCACTTTCTCGAAGCTCGTTATAAAATAGGGATGACGCATACGGGGAGAGGGCGATAGCTGCGCCTTGATTACGTGCGATCCGATGCACCAAACCTGCACGTGATAATCCCGAAGCTCGTCGGGCACAGCGAGCCCGTAGTCCTGCAAGCAGCGGCCTTGCACGTTCCCATTGAACTCCATCATTGCCAGCATCTGCGACCGGTTCCATGCGGGGTTCTCCCTGCTTTCCAGAACGGCACGTTCCGCGTCAGTCATGTCCCAGTTGTCATATATGCCACCGCGGCCAAATTCGTCCAGGACTGCATAAATTTCCGCGGTATTATACCCCGGCAAATCGAGCAACTCGTTCAATTCGGCACGGGTAATCTGCTTCTTCTCAATCACGTTAGCGTTCTCGATCGAGGCGACGCCCGGCGTCCACCACAGATCAAAAGGCGACACGCGCTCCCAGGTGAGCGTCGGCTTCATCTGGACGGTGGGTTGTCCTCCGCCGGAAGGCCAAGTGACAGTCGGTACCACTCGAACCACTGGTCCCTTAATGCAAGCAAAAGGGAATATTGGAAGATCAACAAGGAACTCGGCCAAGGCATGGTAGAACCCTCCCTCGCGCAAGATTTCATCGATCTTGTCTTCACTCTCTTTCGCCTGATCGGCCGCTTTCTTCTTGGCGGCATCGGAGGCGCTCGACAAGAGCGCAGACTTGCGCTTCTGCAAATCAGTCGGCGACGGTGGTGTACCCAGCGTCTGCTGGATCATCTGCGCCTCGGACTGCATCAGCTGGTCAATCTTCTGAAGAATATCGGCGGGAATGTCCGGGTCAGTAGGCGGCTTCAGGCCCCATGGCCGATCAGGCCCCAGGTAAATATCCCGGAGCAGTGAACTGGCGGCGCGGCACTTCTGGGCCACCATCCGCATATAGACTTCGGAGCCACCGAACTGCCGGATTTGCCGCAGCTTGGTTTCCTCGTACTGCCCATTGAACGCGCGCAAGGCGACCAGGAGCCGTTCCGACCATCCCTGTTGGGTGTTGCGGTGGTTGCGGAAAATCTCGAATTGGCCCTTGATATATCCCACGAGAGAGGACACGTCGGGCTGGTTCACCGCTTGCTGTGCGCCAGCCGTCGCCTGCGCCTGCATCTGCGCCTTGGACTGGTCCTGGGCGTCAAGAGCGGCGGGCGGCACTACCTGGATCAAGCCATTTTGCCCGAGTGAAGCCATAAACGAACCTGTAACCTATGTGGGTTAAGAAATTCTCCATGACACAGATCGTGCCCAGTGTTACCGTACCGGTAACCGTTCCAGAACCCGAAGCCGTCCTAACTCCATCCCTCTTGGGGGGTTTGGCGCGGGAAGTCGGAATTAACATGCGTGATCTGGATGACATCCTCGCCACCTACAAAATATCTACCGCTACTTACGAAAAGCTTAAAACCAAGGATTGGTTCCAAAAAGCGGTTGACACAGCCAAAATAG